TATGGTAGCGAGGGAAAATGTTATACTTACGACCCCGATAATGAAACCTCACGAAAAAATGCCAAAAAACAAGCTATTCTTCAGGGAGTAGCTATATCAAGTAATTTTGGTGAAAAACTGGAAGTATCCAAAGAAGATTTAAATGATTTAAATGAACCAGTAACTATTGATGTTTCTATGGTTAAATATGATGATAGTAATAATTTGATTTTTGGATGGGCTTATGTTGCCAAAACAAAAGAAGGGCAACAGGTTATTGACCACTCGGAGGAATTTGTTTCGGATGAAAATTATAAGGACCTTGAACTTGCTACTTATGCTTTCAATCTTGCTTATAGGGAAAGTGATATTGGTCATGTTGAAAAACCTACTGGGCATCTGGTTGAAAGTTTTGTAGTAACCAAAGAAAAGCTGGAAAAAATGGGGCTGCCGGACAATTCACTTCCACTTGGGGTGTGGGTTGGCTTCTGGTTTCCAAATGATGATGACTATACAAAAATTAAAAAAATGAAACATCCTATGTTTAGTCTTTATGGTAGTGCTACCAAAGAATTTGTTAAGGAGGTGCAGTAAATGCCACTGAGTTTAAAAAATATATTTATTAAAAGAGTTGCTGTAGTGGATAAAGGAGACAATCCAAAAGCGGATGTTCTTTTATTTAAACAAGCAGATGAAGATAATGTAAAGGAAGGGGGAAAGATAGTGAAAACATTTGAGGAGATAATTAAATCTATGTCTGATGAAGACCAGGAGGTTATCAATGCAGAAATAACCAAACTGACAGATGAGATTGCAAAAGCAAAAGAAGTTAAACCTGAAAAAGAAGAAAAACCTGAAATAGATAAAATAGTTGAAAAAGCTGATCCTGAAACTGCAAAAATAATTAAGGCTATGGATGATGAAATTAAAAAAACCAAAGAGGAGCTTAGAAAAGAACAGGAAACACTTCAGAAGGAAAGAGAAATTCTTAAAAAAGAAAGAATTGCTAAAGAAGTATCACAGTTTGATAAACTGACTGTTCCAACTGATGACCTTGTTGATATGTTTATGAAAGCAGATGAAGAAGCTGGCGAAAAAATTAAAGCTATTTTAAAGGCTGCTAATGAACAGCTTTCTCAGGCAAACATCACTAAAACTATAGGTGAAAATAAGGGTTCTGAAGACGAACCTGCACTTAGTAAAGTTGAAAAGCTTGCCAAAGCAAGAATGGCAGAAACAAAAGAGTCTTATCCAGAAGCATATAAGGCTGTATTAAAAGAAAATCCTAATCTTTATAAGGAGTATACTGAAGGGGGTGTGTAATAAACTATGACTAATGCATATGAAAAAGATTTAAAATGCAGAGGCTTTCTATCTGATGCTAATGTTGACCTGAATGATTATCAGTATTATGCAGTAAAACTTAATAGCTCGGAAGAAATCATATTAGCATCTGATGCTAGTGACAGAGCCTACGGTGTTCTTCAGGATGCTCCTACAGCTGGCAGACCATGTCTTGTTGCAGTTGGTGGAATAACCAAAGCAATCGGTGGGGAAGCTATAGATGCTGGAGCAGCAGTTGAAGTAGGTGCTGGAGGTAAATTTATAACATTAACAAGTGGTCCTATAGCAGGTATTGCAGTTACTGGCTGCGGTGCCGATGGGGAACAATTTAGCCTGGAATTTATAACAGGTGAATAATTTTTAAGGAAAGGAGTGAATTATAGATGGGTAATCCTGTTTATGGAGATATACATGTAGATGCTATGATGACTAATATCAGTGTAGCCTACATACAAAAACCATCTGCATTTATTGCAGATAAGGTATTTCCGAATGTACCTGTAAAAAAACAATCGGATAGATATTTCGTATACTTAAAAGAAGATTGGTTCAGAGATGAAGCAACCGTCAGAGTATATGGTGAAGAATCATCTGGTGGCGGATACGAAATTGATAATACTCCTAATTATTTCTGTAAGATTTATGCTTATCACAAAGATGTATTTCAGACTGATAGAGCTAACTCTGACGATCCTTTGCAGCCTGATATAGATGCAACAGAATTTGTTACACAGAAATTAATGTTAAGGAGAGAAATAGACTTTATAACTAGATTTTTTGCGAGTGGTATTTGGGGAACTGAATACGCTGGAGCAAGTTCTGCTTCCGCAGGATACAAGAAATATTGGAGTTCAGATGAATCCACACCTATTCAGGACATAGGACTTGCTAAACTTGCAGTAGCTTCTCAAACTGGTTATATGCCAAATACACTTTTACTGGGGGCTAATACTTTTTATCACCTGACACAGAACGATCAGTTCCTGGAAAGAGTAAAATATGGAGGTTCTAACGGATCACCTGCAATAGTTTCAGAAAAAGTTCTGGCAGAAATACTTGGGCTTGAAAAAGTTGTTGTGGGTACAGCAGTTGTTAACTCTGCTGCTAAAGGTGGAACTGAAAATACAGACTTTATTCTTGGAAAACATGCCTTGTTATGTTACTCGGCACCAAGTCCTGGAATTAAGGTTCCTTCAGCAGGCTATATTTTCTCTTGGTCTGGGCTTGAGGGAGCAGCAGCTTTCGGTAATAGAATCTATAAATTGCCTATGGACAATTTAGGTCTTGGAACTGAAAGAGTAGAAGGCGAAATGGCTTATGACTGTGAACTGGTAGCAAGCACATTAGGTGTATTTTTCTACAATATAGTAGCGTAAGGAGGCTGACTTATTATGACATTTACTTATACAGGAAATTTAGCTACGACTTTGGATAAAGTCAGGTTTGAGTTTGGTGATACAGATTCTGGCAATGCCAAATTTACTGATGAGGAAATTAATTATGTCATAAGTATTGAGTACAGCGTTTTAAACTCTGTAGCAAGGCTCTGTGAAATATATTCAACAAAGTGTGCAGATGCTTCAAGCAGGACAATGGGTCCTTTACGAGTTGAATTATCTGCACGTTCAAAAGCTTATATGGATAGAGCCAAAGAAATAAGATCCAGAGTAAATAAATCTGCACAGCCTTATTTTGGTGGTGTTTATGTTGCTGATAGTGAAGCTATGGAAAATAATACTTCAATTAATCAGCCTATATTTGATAAAGGACTCATGGATAATGAGTAATTTAAATAGAAAAGGGGAAAAATAATGGGTAAGACTGTTGATTATTTCAAACCTTGGATGAACGATAGCATTACTTATAAGGGAAAAATCTCCAGTAGTGGTGCACAGGTTATTTATGCATCTGATGGTGTGGAACTTGATTGCTATATTGCTGGAGATAATACCTTAGTAATAAACAATAAAGGCGAGGAAGTAGTTTCCAATGAGCAGATTTTTTTAGATGGTTCTGATTCTAATGTTGCAGCTATAGATTTCTCAGGTATTATTGAAATTAATGGCAGAAGAAGAATTATCAAAGCCATTAATAAATTTAAAGACGAGGATGGTAATTTAGACTTGGTGGTGGTGTATTTATAATGATAAGGATTTCATGGTCACAATCAGATATAAGTAAATTTATATCAACATGTGAAAATATAAGAACCAAATCAGGATTTGTAGCAGGTAAAGTAATGGAGACTGTGGCTAATCAGATAATGGCGGAAAGTAAAGCTGAAGTGCCTTATGATACCGGAACACTACAAAATTCAGCATATATTACCAATGCTAAATATGAAGGTAAGGAAGTTTATGTTGATATGGGTTATGGTGGTCCTAAGGATAAAAGAAATCCTATTACAAAAAAAATGGCAAGCCAATATGCTTTATATGTACATGAAACCAAAGGCACATATAAAGGTGGAGGTTATTATCATCCTTATGGTAAATGGAAATTTTTAGAAGATCCTTTAAGACGTAATATTGATTTATTTATGAGTCAATTAGGAATACAAATACGTAATCTTATTTCACTAGGAGGTAAACATACAAATGTCTAAAGGATTTTTAGAAGAATTAGCTGATTATTTGATAATATATGCATCTGATGTTGTAACAGAAAATGGTGTTGACTTATTCTGGGATAAAACCCCTGATGAACCTGATAATTGTGTTTCTTTACATGAATATGATGGTGCAGTTAATTTTGCAGGTAACGACTTACTAAGGTCAGTTCAGGTAAGGGTACGAAACACAAGTTACGAAAATGCAAGAATAAATATTAACATTATTTTTGATTTATTGTATAATCCAGATGATGATGTTAGGTTTATACAGATAAATCCAACAAGATGGATACAGGTTTCACCTCGAACACCACCTTATAAGTTGGCAAGAGATGAAACAGGAAGAGAAATATTTATATTTAATATGGGTGTGAGAACCAATAGAGATATTTAAAATGAAAGGGGGAAAAGTTTAATGACAGATTATAATGGAACAATAGTAGGTTTAGAAGATCTTTATTATGCTCTTCTTACAAGTGATGGGAGTGATGGTGCTGTTTATGGTACACCAGTAAAAATAACTGGGGCAATTACTGCAAATGTAAAACCAAATGCATCAAGTGCAACTTTATTTGGAGATAATGCTCCACTGGATACAGCTAGCCAGTTAGGAAATATTGAATTAGAACTTAGTGCTGCTGATTTACCGCTTGAAACACAGGCAGCTATTTTAGGACATGATTCAGTAAGTGGAGGTGTTCTGCTTAAAAAATCAACAGATACACCACCTTGGTTAGCAATAGGTTTCAAAGGTAAAAAATCTAATGGTAATTATAGGTATGTTTGGTTAGTTAAAGGTAAATTTAGAGTTAATGATGATAATTATGAAACTCAAAAAGATTCAGTTAATTACCAGCCACCTACAATAAACGGTAATTTTGTTGCAAGAGAATATGATAAAGTATGGAAAAAAGTAGCTGATGAGGATGCTACAGGATATACAGATGCTGGTGATACATGGTTTACAGACGGTCCTGATGCACCTTAATATTAATTAAGATTTATAAAAATTTAAAAGGAGTAAGGAGTACCTTATGAGTAATGCTAAAAGTATAAGAAACAAGCCTATTGATGTTAAGATAGGAGATGAAACCTATAAAATAAGGTTTACATTAAATTCATTTATTGAACTTGAAGATATTTATGGTTCAATAAATGAAGCTATGGATGCCCTTAAAGGAAAACCTGTGATAGATAAAAAAACAGGTAAAGTTGAACAAATGGATGACCCAGATAATAAAGGTAAAAAGATGGATAAAGTAATGCCAAATTTTAAAGCTGTAAGGGATATTTTTTGGACTGGATTAATTGCTGAACATAAAGATATAACAAAAGAGGATGTAGGAAATATTCTTACAATGGAAAATATTACGGAAGTAATGCCCAAAATAAATGAGGCATTATTAAATGCCTTTCCTGAAAAGGTAGGCGAGGATGAAAAAAACTAGCTAACTTCCAGGACACATTTGACGTAAAAACTGAAAATGGCTTGGACTGGGTTTGGTTAAAATATATGGGTATAACTATTCTTGGGTTTAGTAAAGAAGAATTTTGGGATAGTTCCCTTAGAGAGATAAATGATATGATGAAAATACATGTGGAAGTAAATGACCCTAATAGTAAAAAGAAACAAAAATTGGCACCAATAGATGCGGTGTTTTAGGAGATAAATAATGGCTGGTGAAACTGGGGGAGAACTTAGAAGTAGGATAACAGCAGATATTTCGGATATTCAGACTAAATTTGGTCGTGTTGAAGGATTAATGTCATCCTTTACAAAAAATACTTCACAAATATTAGGACATATCCAAAGTTTAAATCAAAAAGCTGCTTCTGGTTGGGATATGCAAAGTAAAGCCCTACAAAAAACATCTGGGCATTTATGGAATGTATATACCAGTTTAAAAGATATATTTCGTGTTGCTACTGGTATATTAATGTCTCAATTTATATACCAGGGTATACTTAGTCCAATAAGGGAATCTATATCAGCACTATGGACATTTAACCAAGAACTTGAAAAAACTCATATCTCTTTAGGTTATTTTCTTGATGATAGTAAAAATATAAATAGCTTTGTATATGCTATGGAAAATCTTGCAGCTACTACACCATATCAATTTTCCGAAGTTGCAAGTGCAGCAAAAATGTTCTTTAGATATGGATTTACAGAGAGTCAAGTATTACCAATGACAACACTTATAGCCGATATGGGAGCAGCCACAGGGGCTACCACTGACCAGATAAATCATTTGGCAATGGCTTTTGGTCAGGTTATGGCTAAAGGTAGGTTAGTTTCTGAGGAGGCAAAACGACAAATTGGTCAGATACTTCCTATCAATCAAATATTAAAAGAACAATTAGGAGTAACCACTGAACAGCTTGGTGATGTTTATATTTCTGCCAAAGAAGGATTAACTGCAATTTTTGATTGGGTACGTAAAAATTACGAGGGAGCCGCAACCAAAATGGAGCAGACAACCTTAGGACTTATAAGTTCAATAAAAGACTATTTATTATTTATGGCTAAGGATTTAACATCAGGTTTTTTTGAGGGTATTCGTGGTGTTTTAACTAGAATAAGAGATGTGTTAACAGATGCCCGAAAAGCGTTTAGGGAAAGTGGTCTTGAAGGACTTCTTCTTAATTTATTCCCAAAGGATACGGCATTAAATATATATCAAATAGTAGCTGCCTTTAAAAGCATTGGTCAGTCACTTAATCAAATTTGGCAGGCATTTGCACCATTAAGGGGGGAGTTATTTAATACACTTATAGCTATCCTTAATATGTTGGCATCTGGATTTGCAAAAGTGGCTAGAGTTCTCGAAATAGTTGCTTACTATGCTACTAAAGCTACACCTGTTATACGAGCACTTACTATAGCAATAGCTGGTATAACAATAGCAAGTATAGCTGCACAAGCTTTGCTTGGTATGGCTTCGTCTATTGCAGCAATAGCAAGATTTGTATCCACTATGCTTACACCAAGTATTATAAGAGTAATTTACTTAATATCAGCATTAATAGGTATTTTAGGGGGAGTAATACTTGCATTTCCTAAGATACGAAATTGGGTAACTAATCTTGGTGTAACATTTGCAAGGATATTTGGTATAGATATACCAAAAAGTATACAGGCAACCAAAAATATATTGTCAGGTACGGATTATAGCCTTGATTTTTCACAAATAGAAGAAGGATTTTCCGATGTTGCCGATTCTGCTGAAGATGCAAGTAAAAAAATTAATGATACATTTTTAGCAAGCTTTGATGAGGTATATCAAATACCTGAAAAAACACAGGCAGCAGGTTTAAGTGGTGGTCTGGATTTAGGTGATATGGATATACCTCCGTTAGGTGGCATTGGTGACATTGGTGCGGGACTTATACCAAGTGATTTGACACTAGAAAAATTTAGACTTAGCTGGGATGCTATTAAAAAAATAATAACTACAGCAGTTCCCCATATTTTAAATATGATAAAATTGCTTGGTGAAGGTATGTGGGATAGCTTAGTTTTAATTTTTGGTAAAATAAAGCTTACTATACCTACATTGATACAGCCTGTGATAACTACAATAACTGATTTTATAAAAACTTCAATTATAGTTATAACACATATAATATCAGGATTAATACCTACATTTACAGGAATTATCAACGCTTTAATGCAATCAATTATGATTATACTACAGATTGATATTTTTGGGGATGTTATTAATGCAATAGTTACCGATGTTGGAATACGTTTAAAAATGGCAGGGTTAACCATAGAATATGTATTAAAAACAATTTTTGTTGGATTACAGGATACTATTCAATGGTATACAATAAATTTCATCGGCAAAGCTATAATAAGTTCTTTATCTGAAACAATAAGAGCTATAGCAGAAGATATACCAGGTATGAAGGATTTATCAGAAAAATGGATTAGTAGTATGGAGACTAATTTTAATGCATATATGAATGGTGTCAAAGAAAGACAAAAAAAGAGTCATAAAGAACAATATGATGAATTAGCTGAGAATTATAATACTGCAATGGAGCCATTAACTACTGCTATGATAGAAAATTTAGATAATACTTATAAACTTCTTGAAGAAAAAGCGCCACTTTTAGCTACTGAGTTAGCTCCTATATGGCAAGAATTGGGAAGTGATTTAGCGGATATATGGGGTAAGGATGGTACAGTAGGTAGTGTTGTGTTAACAGAGGTTGGAGGATTTCTTTCCAGAACAAGTGATACATGGGTAACTTGGTGGAATGAGGAAGGAAAACCAATATGGTCAGGGACAAAAGGTGATCTTTTAAGTATTTGGGTTGAAATTGGCAAAGAATTGGGTATTGAGATGCAAACCATGATGGATGAAATATCCAGAATAGTTGGTAGCGATAAAAATAAACAGGAGTTAGAAAGTAATTTAAAAAAATATGGGTATAAAGTTACACAGATTTTGGCTATAGATACTATGGAAGAAACTACAAGAACTATGGAGGAAAATGTAAAAGAGTACGGTGTACAGGTAGCAAAAATTTTAGCTGATACATCAGAGGAAGTTAAAAAAGAAACTAAATGGTGGGAAGGCATTTTAGGTAATAGTTCTGAAATGGATGCTACTATAAATGAAAGTAGCAAAGAATTTGAAACTAAAAGTATAGCAGCATTTAGTAATGCTACATCCCAAATAAGTAAAGAAGTCTTTATTAATCTATACCCAGTAGGTGAAAATGCTTCTACAAGCCTTGGTCAAGGTTGGGAAAGTAAACTGCCTGGGACTTTAAGTCTTGTTGCATTGGGTATTGAAGCAGTAATTAATATAGTAAAAGACAAATTAAAAGCTAAGTCACCATCACTTGTGTTTTTTGATATTGGTGCAAATATATTAGTTGGATTTATAGATGGTGTAAATAGTATGTTACAAAAAACTATGGATTTTATAACTACTACATTTACTAATATAATAACGCTTGTAAAAGATATTTTTAAAATTAAGTCACCATCTGAAATATTTAAGGATATAGGTATTAATATAATCCAGGGTATGATAGATGGGTTAAATGGGTTTAAAGATAATTTAAAAGGACCCATAAATGCTATAATTGATATTTTTAATGGTTTAATTGGTACAGTAGAACATGCTATTAATAAAATAATAGATGCGTTAAAAGAATTACATTGGGATGTTCCTGATTTATTGGGAAATTTTATACCATCACTTAAAGGAAAAAGCTTTAGAATAGATATAGGTAATGTATCATTGGGAACTGTACCCCATTTAGCATCCGGTGGAGTAGTTTCCAGAGATACAATTGTTCGTGTAGGAGAAAGGTCTGTACCAGAGATGGTGGCTCCTTTAAATGAAACTACTATGGC